AAGGTGGCCATTTAAATATGGCCTCCAATATATCTATTAACATCTTTATTACATTTATAGTTTAGCAAGCCGCTCCAGTTTGCATAAGCACTTTTCCACCACAGGTTTTCGAGCCATAAAAAACACGGCCATATATAAGCTAAGGGTTTAAGTCTATTGTAGAGCCTGTATGTATTACTGCTCCAGTTGTGTTACTTGTCTTTGTACCACTTATGGTTTCTGTTTTATTACCTGCTACGGCCACGTTTAGATTGCCGTTTATCTTTAAGTCGTAGTCGCCGTTAACTATGACATCTTTGTCGCCTTGTATATAGACCTTGTTGTCGTTGGTGATTAAGATGTACTTGTCGTTTTTTATTATTTCAATGGTATCACCGTTTGCTGTCATTTCAATAGAAGTGCCTGACTTGTGACGTAGGTGTATTCGTTCTTTGGTGTCCGTATCATCAAATTCCATTATATGGCCAGACTCACTTTCGTAAACGTGATTGTATGGATAAACGGCCGCATAATCAATTTCAGGTTGTGACCAAGTATTATTTACTCCTACAATATTGGTAATCCTATCGGCCTTTCGTGTCGTCAATGACGCTGCCTCTTTGTCTGGATTATTAACGGCCAACCTATTGGTATCTGGCTCATCTACCTCTCGTGGATAGACCGACTTTGTTTCGTCATCTGGCCTTGGATTTGGGTCATTAAACCCCTTATTTGGATTTCCCAATAAAGACGGCCTGCCAGGTAAACTACCTAACACTATAGGCTCTTGTAAGTCTTCATCTCTAAAATATCCAAACACCCAACTACCTTCAACAAAGGCCGAAGGTGATTGGCCAATTCCTGATATGCCGGCTGATGTAGTAGGTAACAAACAAGTTGCCCAAGGTAAATCGGCCGTTGGTAATTTAATCTTGTCTTGTGTATGATAACCAATACAACGTACACGCACACGGCCAGTGTATTGAGGGTCTTGCCTGTCTTCAACTACGCCATTGAACCAGATGAAACCGTTACGGCCTAGAAAATTTTTGTCTGTAATCATTTTTATTTTTACCGATAATTGTCGCCTTTTAATTCACTCACTATACGCTATTTTAACCTATTTCTTCGTACTGTACGCAAATGGCCTATTCTATTACTTATACCACTTATAAGGCCTCGTATATACCCAAACCCTTGTCCCATATAGAAACAGGCAGTCGCCAGACTGACTTTAGCTTCGTGGCCTTCTAGTTTACCCTTGTAGAACCTCATATATTGTCTTCTATCATATTCCTCTATCAGTCTATCGGAGAGGTGGCCGTATGAAGTTCTTATCTTGTTATATAATTTGTTCATTGTCTTTATTTACTTGCCTTTCACTTTCATTTGTGTTATATTGTAGGCCATATACTCATATGTTGATTGGTGGCCTGCTCCACAGCGCTCGGAAGCGTCGGAAACTCTCTTATTCTCTATACCTCTCTAAAATCCATCTCCTATACTCTCGTTGTAATAGTTTTGATCTATTTCGTAGATGTTTTCTACTTTTCTTGTAAAATCCTTTAATGTAGGTGTAAATTCTGTGGTTTCGGCAACAAACTCGGTGTTTACACTATCTTTCATACACTTTAGTACCATTTCGTGTCTTAATAGTGTTGGATTAATAATATGTTTTACTGCCATTACCAAGTATCGGCCAGAATAAAAAGGATTAGACTCTTGTGTGTCGCCTTCTTCTATAAGTGGTCGCATAAGAGGTATATCAAAGGTAATGACATCTCCGGCGTTGATGGCAGTATTACCAAACACTTGTAGAGATAGATTAATATTGTTCATAGCCAGTCTTTGTGAGTTCTTTTGTTGTACTGTGACTTTTGGATCTATAATTTCATAATCATTGTGTATTTTACTTGTGTTTGACTCAACCATTACTCTGGCGTCTGAATGTTGTCCAAAGTCTTTTCTTGTATCTTCGTATGGGTGTATAGGTAGTACGCCCTTAAATCTTGCCTTTTCACCGCCACTATCAAATTCTAAATGAAAATGGTTTTTAAAGTCTGCAAAGTAGTCATAGTTCTTTTCTTCGTATGTCTTGTAAAATGTGTCGTGTGTAAACAATTTAGAGGCATATAAACCCTTGTTGACATTTTCTAACATATTGACTGGTCGTTCAAACTCGTACTTAATCACACCTTTCATATCCATTTCTACATCTTTTACGTTCTTGTCTGTATTTGAGTTGGCAATTTGATAATAGTAATTAAACTTAATAGGTCGTGGCATATTACCACCCGAAGCAATCATTGACTCTAAACTTCTAAAGTGATAACCGTCTGTTGTTTCGTAAAAGAAATAACCTGCGTTGTTGTATTTCTGTGATATGGCGTCTTTGCCTAATAGTTGTATTGCTCTAAAAGGTTTAAAATTAGGTACAACAATCTTTGTGTTGGTGTTTGTGGGTTCAATAAAAAATCTTTTTTTAGAGTTTAGATATAATGGGTCACGTAATATTGAGTTTACGCCGTTCTCTACTGGTCCTGCGTACGCCTGACTGACTCTTGTAATACTGTTTCTGTACGCCTCTGGCGAACAAAATAATATTCTATACCGTTGTGCTCTAGGATTGGTTTGATCTACTTCTACTTTTTCTATTTTGTATATCTGAAATGGAAAACCCTCACCTCTTACATTGTTATAGCCTGGCAGACCTGGAGTATTAAATTTAAGTTCTAACTTTTCTAAACCTGTTATTGGCAGTATTGTTCGTATATCTTGTGCATCATATACTGTTACTGAACCAAGTATTGAATTGCTTAATATGTCTTCTTTTAATTCTAAAAATTGTATAACACCACCAGACACTAAATCCATCTCATAGTTTACACCTTCCTCATCATTACGTCTATAAGATAGTATATTACAAATTTCTAAATTGTAATCACCGGCCTGTTCTATAATATTAGGATTCTTTTCATCAACTGCCATTTTATACTCTAACTAGTTTTTCAAATTCTGTTTCAAATGCTCTTAAAAAACCTGGTTTTAATAATTTAATTTGTCTTTTCTTATCTTGTAATCTTTGTTCGTATTCATAATTAGTGACAGCAACTGCTCCTGGTTGTGTGCTATTGACTTCTATTAAATAATCATAGTCATCAGGACCATTTGATGTTGTTGTACCACTTGATTGTGTTATTTCATAATGATGAATACCACTCGGGTTGGCATATTTGTCTTTTACATATGACTCAAATGCTTGATATGATAACGGCCAGTCATAGTATCTATCTTTTATATTATTCAATAATAGTATAACATAATAATATCTAACTGATCCATATATCTTGTAGGCAATTGTTTCAGGTGAATCACCACTATCTACATCATATTTGTCAAATAATTCGACATTATCTCTAATTGACTCTCTTACTTTAACTCGTCTTAATATATCTGTTACAAGTTTATAGTTCTTTGTGTTGTCTATGTCGTATAGTATTTTAGGAAACTTTTCAAAATATGCCATTAGTGACCTCTTTCAATATCTGATTTAGTAATAAATGTAGTTTCTTTAAACGCTAAAGTTAAATTTGTCTGTACAGGCGGAGCACCCTTTATAGTTTCTCCTAAACCTGTATTCATAATGTATTCATTAAACGAGCTAAACTTACCTTCAGGTCCATATGTTACGTCCATAGTTTCTAATACACTTCTTGTAATTTTATTTAAAAAATCGTTTATATTATTTTTGTAATAATAAAATATTTCAAATTCTGAAGGCACTTTAAAAACTCTTCCACCTACAGATGAAGCGTCATAGCCTGGATGCATATGATATTTAAATAACCATATAATGTTATGTACCATTTCCATTTCATCTTCACTTTTAGGGAAAAATGTAAATGTATAATTAAATGATCTAAAATTTGGTTTATTAAAAAATTGTTCTTCGTGTGGGTTAATAGCAATACCTAATGCCTTTGAACCTAATTTTACAGGATCACCTATTGAAGCATTACCAAATAAATCACCAACTGCTTTACCCAATTCAGTAGCCGCACCACCTACAGCACCACCAGCTAATGTTTTAAATTTTTCAAAAGCGCCTGTAGCGTTTTTAGCTTCACCTATAGTTCCTAATAATTGTCCTGATAAGTCTGTAGGTTCTGTATCATATGTCATTCCATAACTAACTTTAACTCCTGGAGGTAAATACAATGCGATAGCACCTGTTGATACGCTATGTGTTGGAAATTTTGATATTACACTATTGTTTGATTTTAGAGATCCTGGATTTACACCTTGTTGATTAACCCTTAAATCTTTTATTTCTGGATCACCTGTATCTCTACCGCCTCCTCCACGACCAATAATTGGTTTTGCCAAACCCACTCTAGCCGCCATTACTTTGTCACTAGAAGTACCACTACCAAAATTATTTGATATACAATAAAATATAACATAGTGACCTAAACCCTCACTACCAATATCTAATGGATATCTTAATCCAGCAAATTTCAATGGATCTTTTTTCATTGATTCTTGTATTGAATCTGTAATTTCTGTTGCTGATGTATTTGTAATAGAATCAACAAATTTACCTGTAGAATTATTAGATTTAGAATTTAATAATCTATTAGCTCTAAATTGTTGTAGTGGTATGTTCGCCATAAATAACCTTTGTTAGTAATATTTATAATGAAAAAGAGAGCAACATATAAGGGTATTTACAGACCCACCAACCCTAGCAAATACGCTGGCGACCATACAAGAATAGTCTATCGTTCAAATTGGGAGCGTAAGTTTATGGTCTATTGTGATAAAAATGAGGATATTATATATTGGGCAAGTGAAGAATTAGCTATACCATATGTTAATCCACTTGATCGTAAAGTTCACCGTTACTATCCTGACTTTATCATAAAAACCAAAAAAGGCAAGCGTTATATGATAGAGATAAAACCATCAGCACAAACTAAAAAACCTACACCCAAACTAAAAAAATCAAAGGCATTTATGAGGGAGAGTTTAGAGTATATCAAAAATGTGGCTAAATGGCAAGCCGCTGATGTCTATTGTAATGATAATGGTTTAGAATTTAAAATCTTTACTGAAAAAGAATTAGGTATTTACTAAAAGTCGTTTACTCTCTCAGCATAGTTGTCAACATCAACATTTAATTTACCTGTGTAAATATTTTGATTACTATTATTACTTACATTATTGACATTGTTATTTGATACTGCCATAGCAGAAGCGGCCTGTGTTGATTGACCTGAATCTAATATGTCTTTTACACTTCTCAAATCATTTGGTTTAAACTTGTTCAAAACTGGTGAATCTGGTGGGTAATATTTACCATCTTCAGGATTTAAAACCATATTCATCATTCTATCTTTTGCTATATCTGCTCTTGTTTTAGGTTTTGTTTCTGTTGGTATATCACCGAATTGAGCATTTTCTTCAGGCATTTTATTTTTATCCATAATTGCCATAGTAGCAGCCGATATAGGACTAACTTTTGCTAAACCTCTCAATACTGTTTTAAATTTAGAAAATATACTTTTCTTATCGCCTGGTTTTTGTGTTTCAGTCTGATCGCCAGCAGCATTTTCCATAGCAGCTTCTCCAGCAATATCGCCTGCTGTGCCTGCCTCTTCTCCTTGAAAACCTTTGAAGAAACCTTTAACTTTATCAAACATTGTTTTACCTGCTTCTTCGGTTCCTATTTTTTTAGCATCAGCATAAGCGTTTTGTTGTGCTCTATTAATAATCTCACTTGCTTTATTATTTCTAATCATACCATTAAAATATGCTGCTGAAGCAAATCCTAAATTTCTACCTCTGCCAAATATTTGATCTTGTACTTTATCAAATATTATCTTTTCAGCGTCTTTAGCTTTATCAGGATCATTTTTTAATAATTTTTGAAAGTCTTTATTTTTATATAATTCATAGTAATATCCAAATATATCGTTATATAACTTCATATAACCATTTTTAGCAATTTCTTGTTCGGCATCATTTAAATTAATTTGACTAGTTTTTGATACAGCAAATTTCTTACCATCTTTTTCAATAATATCTTCGGTACTTCTAGCTCCTTCACCCTCTTTTAATTCTCTACTTTGACCAGCAAAAGTATCACCAAACATCATTTTATCAAAATCAGCACTTGATTTTTGTCCTGCTTTAGTTTTTCCTAATTTCAATCTCTCTACCGCTAATATTGAAGCCATATCTCCTTCAACACCTGTAACTTTTCCACCCTCAACTTTTGCTGTAGCTGATAAATCAGGTTTTTTAGTCATATCAATGCCTTTTTTGGCCTCTTTCATTTCAGGTGCTTTCTCAGCTTCTTTACTTAAATCTTTAGGATTAAGTTTATCGTAATTATATTTTTTAGCCAGTTCTTCTTCATTTTTTTTCTTTTTAGCCGCTTCTGCTTCTTTTTCTGCTTTAGTTTTAAATAATCCTTTACCTAATTTAGAACCACCAAAACCACCTATTAAACCACCTATTAAACCACCGATTGCCGTACCTATTACAGGAACAACAGAACCAATAGCAGCACCAGTAGCCGCTCCAGCAAGAGATCCAGCTACAGCACCTCCTGTTCCTACCATACTTTCTTGTGCCTCACTAGCGCCGTAATCATCACCTTCAGCTTGTGATTTTTTCATATCAGAATAATCTAACATCAAAGATGGTATAGCAAATAGAGCAGATAAGACACCAGCTTTACCTGTAGCCATTTTTGATAAACCTCCTAAACTTCTTTTTCCTAATGCTTTTGCTGTACCACCTACACCTAATTTTTTAGCAGCTCTAGGGTCATAACCTTTATTTACACCAAAAAATCTTTCAGTACCTCCACCTAATTTTGAACCTCTTAATTTTAGTAATTGTTTAGCACCAGCAGTTCCAGCAGTACCTAGTCCTAAAAATGCTAATGCTTTACCCATAATCCCCATTCCACCACCTTCACCACTCATTGTTTTAGGTGAGCCTGTTACACCACTAGGACCCATAGCACCACCTCTTGCCATAGTTTTTTTTAGTTCTCTGGCTAATTCAGTTTGTTGATCTTTAGCTCTACGCTGTTTATCTCTTTCAAAACCTACCATAGCAGACATTGAATAAGATATTTTTTGTAAATGATTGTTTTGTTTTAAACTATTTTCTTTTAAATCAGATAATATTTTATTTTCTTTAATTTCAATATCTAAACTATCTTTATTACCCATAACACGTCTACCACCTAAATTAGGTTTCATAGACTTAACTACTTCTTTTGCTAATTCGTCTTTTAGTACATATTGTTCGGGCATTTAATTATTTCTTATCTGATTTTGCTCTACTACCTGTGTATAGACCAAACCAAGCCGCTCCAGCACCAACTACGATTGATACTAAGCCTGATTGTTCCATAGTAGGACTTGATAAATTCATATACCAAATTACTACTTTATATAATAGATAAATGTATGTAGATATAAACACTCTTGGAAATATTCTCCAACTATCTACTGCTCTTGCCAAATGAATTAATTTAGCGTATGGATTAGGTCCTAAATCTTTTACAGATGTGTCAACTTCTAATTCTACGTTTACTTTTTTTGATACCTCTTTTTTATCAGATGGTACTGTAATACTCTCTTCCATTACTTTATCTCCCTTTTTCTTTTATCACGCTCTTCTTTTAGATGAGCGACCAACAGATTGATATACACCTCCCTCTCCCAAGGCAACATATTTTCTAACTCCGTCAATGAATATTTATGATGTTGCATCAAA